TTTTAGGCGTAGATGATATGAAAGCCAAACTAGTTGGCGGCGGTGCTAGACCTAATCTATTCAAAGTAACAATGGCTTTTCCAAGTTATGTTACAGCGAATGTAGAATTGGCATCATACATGTGTAAGGCAACAAGTATGCCAGCAAGTACTATTGCAGCTATTGCGGTTCCTTTTAGAGGTCGTAATTTGCAAATAGCTGGTGACAGAACGTTTGATCCATGGTCGGTTACTGTAATCAACGATACGGACTTTAATGTACGTAACTCTTTTGAACAGTGGATGAATGGTATTAATCAACATAACGAGAACACAGGTTTAACACAGCCTAGTTCTTATATGGCTGATATGATCGTTCAACAACTGGATAAAGATGGTACTGTAAAGAAAACTTATAACATTCGTGGGACTTTCCCTACTAACTTAGGTGCAATTGAACTAAGTTATGATAGTGAGAATGCTATTGAAGAGTTTGAAGTTGAATTACAAGTTCAATATTGGGAATCTGATAAGACAACGTAAATCATCGTAACATAACACAAGGAGTGCCGAAAGGCACTCTTTCTTAAGTGTTATAAATATATTTAAGAAAGAGTGAATAAAGGACAAGATATAAATGGCAGATAAAGATGGAAGAAGTTTCTTTGGCTTTGAGTTTAAAAGAAAAGCAATAGAAACAAATAAGAAACCGGTATCATTCGCAGCTGATAATGAGGATGGCGCGTATGAAATATCCCCAACAGGTGGATACTTTGGCCAATACATGGATATTGGTGGAGATAAATTTCAAACAGACAAAGATCTAATCATGAAGTATCGTGCGATCTCTTCATATCCTGAAGTGGATATGGCGATTGAAGACATATGTAATGAAGCGATCACTGATGAGAACGGTATTATTGTTAAATTAAATCTAGATGAATTAGATCAGGCTGACAATGTTAAAGATCTAATCATGGAAGAGTTCGATAGAATTCTAAGTTTAACTAACTTCTCTATGACAGCATACGATACCTTCAGACGTTGGTACATAGACGGTAGACTATTCTATCATGTCATTATCAATGAGAATAAAGCTGACGCTGGTATATTAGAACTAAGACAAATAGATCCTACAAAGATTCGTAAGATTAAAGAAGTCGAGAAGGTTAAAGATCCTAAGACTGGAGCTGAGCTTACAAAGGAAGGTAAAGAATATTACTTGTATCAAGATGATGCAATGGTTAATAACGCAGAAGGTTTAAAGATCAATGTTGATTCTATTATACAGGTTAACTCAGGTCTATTAAATGATGATCGTAATAAGGTTGTAGGCTATCTAAACAAAGCACTTAAACCTTTAAACCAATTAAGCATGATGGAAGACTCACTAGTCATCTATCGTATATCAAGAGCACCTGAACGTCGTATATTTTATATTGATGTAGGTAATCTACCTAAGGGTAAGGCTGAGGAATACCTCAACAGTACCATGAATAAGTATCGTAATAAGATTGTATATGATCCTACTACAGGTAACATCAAAGATGAGAAAGTACATCGCAATGTGATGGAAGACTTCTGGTTACCACGTAGAGAAGGTGGTCGTGGTACAGAGATTACTACTCTTCCTGGCGGTGCAAACCTTGGTGAGATTGAAGACGTACAGTACTTCCAAAACAAATTATACAGGGCTTTAAATATCCCTATGAGCAGACTAACTGAGAGTGATGCATTCTCTGTTGGACGCTCTTCCGAAATCACACGTGACGAACTTAAGTTCCAGAAATTTATTGATCGTTGCCGTGGTAAGTTCTCAACATTATTCTATGAAACACTTAAGAGACAATTGATCCTTAAAAAGATTATAGTTCCAAGTGATTGGGTAAATATCCGTGAAGAAATCGTTGTTGAGTATTCCAGAGATAATTACTATGCTGAACTTAAGGATTCTGAAATCCTGAAGGAACGTATAGAAATGGTTCAGATGATGGACGAATATATAGGTACATTCTGGTCTAAAGACTGGGTACGTCGTAATATTCTTAAGTTGGATGACGAAGATATTAAGCAAATTGCTAAGGATAACGAGAAAGATCCTCTTGAACCAGGTGATATCGATCCAGAATTAGTGAAAGCTACAATATAATACAAAAAGTTTACTGGAAATAAACAATTTTATAAATAATATACAAGGTTGAATGAAACAATATGAGCACAAGAGAATTAATTGACAATATAAAACAGGGTGACGCACAGAAGAGCAATAATACTTTTAATAGTATGATGCATGATAAACTTGTGACTGCCTTAGATGCACACAAACAAGTGGTTGCTTCCAAAATGTATGGAGCGACGACAGATGCTCCGGTAGCAGAGGAACCTGCGGTGGAGATTACGCCACCAGAAGGGGAAACTGCAACAGATGCTAACGTTTAAGGAATCATTCAATGATGTATTAGAAGCTAAACTAAAGCTTCCAAAAGGTGAAAAGGTAACCAAGGAATTAACCAAGCTTGGCAAGAAAAAGAATGTGACTGCTGTTATCACAAGCAAGTTCAATCTTTATATTGATGGCGTTAAGCTTGATAAGTATAAAGATCAGAAGAGTGCTGAAAAAGCGGTTAAAGAATTCATCAAATTAATGGGAGCATAATGAAGCTAATCACAGAATATACTCAGAACCAACTTAGCTATTCCATAGAGGAAGCTAAGGGTGGCAAGAAGAATACTTTCTTAGAAGGTGTTTTCATGCAAGCTGAGAACAAGAATAAAAACGGTCGTATATATACTAGAGAAGTTCTTACTTCTGCCGTTGACAGATTTGTAAACGAACAAGTAATAACAGGTCGAGCAGTTGGTGAGTTAAATCATCCTGACGGCCCTTCCATTAATTTGGATAAAGTTTCGCACAGAATTACTGAACTTAATTGGGATGGTAACAACGTGATGGGAAAAGCGCTAATTTTGGATACGCCTATGGGTCAGATCGTAAAAGGTTTGGTTGAAGGTGGTGTGCAACTTGGAGTGTCTAGTCGTGGTATGGGAAGTCTTAGTATGAGAGACGGGGTTAACTATGTTGGGGAAGATTTTATGCTCAACACTATTGATATCGTACAAGATCCATCAGCTCCTAATGCATTTGTAAATGGCATTATGGAAGGTGTTTCTTACGAAGAAGATAGACCTGGTCATTATATCAAGACCATTGAAAAAGGTGAGACAGAAGTGAAAGAGTCTAAGGTGAAGTTCTCGGAAGAGAAACAAACTGCAGGTTTTGGGCATTTCCTCTCTAAACTATAACTCTCATGGGAGAAAAATAATGTCTGAATTAAAAGACGATGTTGTTGAAACAACTGTAGATGAGGTTATTGTTGAGGATACGCAAGTAGAAGCTCCGGTATTAGATATACCTGAAGCACCTCTAACAGCAGCTCGTACAGTATCAGCAATACAAGCTTCTTTGGCAGAAATGTCTAAGGAAGGACTTGACGCGATCTTTGAAGCAGCGGAAAAAGCTAAAGCGAAAGCTAAAGTGGAAGACGATGAAGAAGAAGAGGACGACGAGGGTGATGAAGATGAAGGTGAAGTAGAAGAAGAAGCACCAAAAGAAGTAAAAGGTGGAAAGACTGACGCAAAAGAACCAAAAGCAACACCAACAAAGAAGAAGAAAGTGAAAGCTGACGACGGATCTGAAGGTGATGTAATGGAGAAAGATGCTAAGTTTAAAGAAGACCTTGATGCTCTAGTTAATGACGAAGACACATTGTCTGAAGGCTTTAAAGAGAAAGCATCTACTATTTTTGAAGCTGCACTTGCATCAAAAGTCACTGCTGAGACAGCAAAATTAGAAGAAAGATATACTTCTGATCTAACTGGCGAAGTTGAAGCTATTAAAGAAGATTTAGTTGACAAGGTTGACGGTTACTTAACATATGTTGTTGAAAACTGGATGACTGATAACGAAGTTGCTATTGAGCATTCTTTGAAATCAGAAATCACTGAATCATTTATACAATCACTAGGTCAATTATTTAGTGAGCACCACATTAACGTTCCTGAAGATAAAGGTGACATCTTAGATGCCTTATCTGAAGAAGCTAAAGATGCTAAAGCTCAACTTAATGATGCGACTGCAAATGCTATGGAATTATCTGAGAAAGTTAAAGCTTTCGAACGTAAAGATATAGTTAGTGAAGCATGTAATGGTTTAGCAGTAACTGAAACTGCAAAATTAACTGAATTAGTAACTGGCATAGAGTCAGATTCTAACGAAGACTTTGCTAAAAAAGTAGCAACAATTAAGGAATCTTACCTTAACAAAGACTCTGAAGTACAAACATTAACTGAAGTTGATGCTATCACTGAAGATTCTATAGATGAACCACAAGAAGTTTCTGATCAAATGAAGAAATATCTTAGCGCACTTTCGCGTACTTAATCCATATTTTAGGAGAATAAAAAATGGAAATAAATCAAACAATGTTACAGGAAAAATGGGCTCCTGTACTTGATTCAAAGGAAGCCGGTGCAATCGGCGATCAGCACAGACGTCATGTCACTGCTGTAATTCTTGAGAACCAAGAAAAAGCATTTGCAGAAGAGCGTAATATCTCTGAAGCGGCTGCTGTAAACAATTCGTCTGGCTCGGGCGTAGATAACTGGGATCCAGTACTTATCTCTTTAGTGAGACGTGCTACCCCTAACCTTTTAGCTTTTGATCTAGTTGGCGTACAGCCAATGACTGGACCTACTGGTCTGATCTTTGCTATGAAATCACGTTATTCAACTGCTGCTGGTGCTGAAGCACTATTCGGTGAAGCTGATACTGGTTTCTCTGGTGCTGCTGATGGTACTGCTACAAACTCTGACGATCCTTTCGTTGGTGATTCTGGTGATGCTGACTCAGTAGATGACTACACACCTGGACATGGTAATACTTTGGCTACTGCTGAAGCACAGGTTGCTGCTGCTGATATTCCTCAGATGGCGTTTTCAATCGATAAGACTACTGTGACTGCAAAGTCTCGTGCTCTTAAAGCTGAATACACTACTGAATTAGCGCAAGACCTTAAGGCTGTACACGGACTTTCTGCTGAAACAGAACTTGCGAATATCCTTTCAACTGAAATTTTAGCTGAAATGAATCGTGAAATCATCCGTACTATCAACCTTAACTCTGTAACATCTACTCGTGGCGCTGCTGCTGGTGTATGGAACATGGATGTTGCTGCTGATACTGATGGTCGTTGGTCAATTGAGAAATTCAAGGGACTAGTTCAAGCTATGGAACAAGAAGCTAACCAAATTGCTGTTTCTACAAGACGTGGAAAAGGTAACTGGGCTATTGTTTCTCATGGTGTTGCTGCTGCATTAAATGCTGCTGGCGTTATGGATACTGGTATGGGTGCTTTAGGTGCTCAACAAATGGATTCAGACGTTACTGGTTCATTACTTGCTGGTACAATTAATGGTTCTATGAAAGTATATGTTGATCCATATGCTGGTGTTGACTACTTTACTGTTGGTTATAAAGGTGCAAACCCTTATGACGCAGGAATGTTCTTCTGCCCGTACGTTCCATTAAGCATGATGAAGACAATCGGCGAAAATGATTTTCAACCACGTATCGGATTCAAAACTCGTTACGGTATGGCTGACAATCCTTTTGTTACTGCTGGTGCTGGTGCAAACGTATACTACAGAAAACGTAAAGTTCTTAATCTCTAGTAGATTAGCAATAAACGTTTCTAAAGTTACAAAAAGAGATCCCCCTTTATTGGGGGATTTTTTTACTCTATAAATAGTACATGAATTATTTAGTATTATATCAAGGTGGAATGGCAGGTACATGGTTAGCTTGGTTAATTAATCAGCATGCCAATTTTCCTAAATACAATAAACATACAAAAGAATCAGGCCTTGACATTGGTTGTTGGGGAGCAGATTGGGAAACCTTAAATGAAACGTTTAAAGAATCTAGACAGCATGTAATAACTAACTCAAAGAAAGATTGTATAAAGGTAGTTCCTTTCCATGAATTGAGAGCCACTAATGGATACGTCGAACTAAAAACAGAATTAAGAGATTTAGTACTTAGTGAAATAAATCCAGTTAAAATAATATACCCTGTTGTAACAACAATGAGAAACGAATTCGTCGATAGATGGAACACTCTCTATGAAATTGGAGCTATTCAAAAGGATCCTACTTGGAGCAAGTTTGATCTTACTCTTCATGATATAGAAATGGGTTGGACTGAATGGGATTGGTTTGTTGATCAGGAAGAACCATACGGTGATATAGTTAAAATCGATATAGGTAAATTGTTGTCAGGTGATATATGGCAATACTATAAACTGTGTAATGAAATAGAAGAAGAACCCTTATCAAATATACAAGAACTTATTGATGACTACAAGAAATTTTTCGTATAAATATATCATATGCCAAACTATTTAAATCCATCGTCATTTGTAATGACCCTAGACTCTCAGACGTACTCGGGTACAACTTTTACGATTCAAACAATGATGATGCCAGATGTAACTGTCACAGGTGCACCACTACAATATAAACAAATCAATGTAGGAAGAGCTGGAGATAAGATTGAATTTGGTGCATTTGAAATATCATACCTTATTGATGAAGATCTATTAAACTATAAAGAGATATTCGATTGGTTAAAATCTAATGTAGAAGCAAATCATACAGCAACGAATCATGTACGAGATCTAACTCTTACTATAATGAACTCAGCTAACAACGTAACAAAACAAATCAAATTTGTGGATGCTTACCCGACAAGTCTATCATCCCTACCATTTGATATAACAACAACTGATGTAGAATACCTTACAGCAATCGCATCATTTTCATTCAGCTACTACGTATTCCTATAAGAAAAACTTTATATTATGAGATCATATATTGAGGAATGGATTGAGAAATTCGTTTCAGTTCACAACGATGCACTTAACAGTATACCATGTCCTTTTGCTAAAGCGGCATTAATCAAATACCATGAGACAGAAGATGTAGGTCAGTCTCTATCTAACACACTAAACAACTGGTCAGACGATGCACATGTCGTTGTCATATATACTTCTACATCCAATTACACACCAGAAGAATTAAAAACTATTGTAAAAGACTTTAATAAAGTATCAATGAGAGAAGACATTGTCGCATTAGAAGATCACCCAGATGATGAGGAAATTATTAACGGAGTCAAAATGAATTTTGGCAAATGTATATTAATATTAGTACAAAGACTCAGTGTCATTAATAGAAAAAGCGAATGGTTAAAAGAGCAAGGGTATTATGATAATTGGTCAGAAGAAAATTTAGATGACGTGGTCAACTGGAGATTTAAGTGAGTTATTCGTATGCGAGAATCAATCTAGAAAAAACAAATTATAAGAAGATAGGGTCACATGAAATTCTGCTTAATCCTGATCCTAAACAACTAGATGAAATATATGCAAAGTATTGTAATCATCATAAGTTCAATAGTGTCATGCCGCTGTTTGATATTGAGTATGCAGAGAATACTATAATAGGATATTATAACGGAGATGTACTTGTAGCATTTAGTATGATAGCTGAATACAATGAACATAATGCTGAGTGTTATCAATTTGCTTGGGACTATGTCAATCCTAAATTACAATTAGGTATACGAAGCTTAAAGAACGAGTGTGCTATGTATAAAGAAATGGGTTATAAATACCTGTATATTGGTGGTGCGGATCAATACAAATTTAAAATAGATGGATTCGAAATAATGAATCCAGTTTCTTGGATAGACGATAGGTGGACAATAGATGGATTCGAACCAATACAGAGTTAATAAAGTAAATGCATATAACGGTTGGGACCCTTTAAAACAGGTAGTCCTCGGTAATGTATTTAGACCAGAGTTTTTTGAAACCATTGGTGATTCTAAACTTCGGGATTTACTACAGCAAATCTTATATGAAACACGTGAAGACTTAGATGGTATCCGCAAGACGCTTGAGGATTTGGGTGTCGATGTAGTTCAAGGGCCAAGTAATAATATGGATGGAATTGCTGAAGAGGATATGTTTGATACTCTTCAAGATACTATGGCTGCCTTCGGAAAGGATCATATAAAATCTATTCCTAAACCATGTCTTATGCCAAGAGATCATTGGATTACTATGGGTGATAAGATTCTTTTTACTGGTTCACACCTTACTAATCCATATCAACTTAATCCTGATGTTGTAGATCACTACCCAGTAAAAAATTTAATAGAAAGAGATGGTTCCGGCTTTCGTATTGGAGAAGGTCTTGCAAGACAATTAGGTGATACTTACAGTAATGAATTTTGGGCTCCTCAAATTATACGTGTAGGTAATAAACTTATTATTGATCAAGAGAATAAACCTAATCTAGCCGAATGGGTTTTAGATAAGTATCCACAATTTACATCAGCAAACATTGCCGTGGGAGGACACACTGATGGATCAATGTGTTTACCAAAACCAGGATTGGTTATTCATACACCATTCATAGATGGAAGTTGTTTTAAAGAGACTCTTCCAGGTTGGGATATTCTTGGAATTCAAAATCCAAATGAAATGCAAGCTGATAATGCTAATGCATGGGATGGTATGAAGTCATGGATGGAAGAAAAAGATATTACAGAAGGTAGATGGTGGACACCTGAAGCTAAATCAAATCCAGAGCTTGTAAAATTTGTAGATAGCTATCTAAATACATGGGTTGGTTTTGCAGAAGAAAGTATATTTGAAGTTAATATGCTTAGTGTATCTGAAAACGTTATCCTATCATTAAACTATCAAAAAGAAGTTCACGATAAATTAAAGAAACATGGTATGGAACCTGTATACTGTAGGTTTAGACATAGAAATTTTTGGGATGGTGGCTTACATTGTTTAACATTAGATACATATCGCGAAGGTGGTATGCAGGATTATTTTGTTAAATAGATCTGACATAATTAATCATGCAATCCAATGCATAAAAGCTAAAGACTATTTAGAAATAGGCTGTGCTCAGAATGATAATTTCGATAAAATTAAAATACGTAATAAGGTAGGAATAGATCCTAATTCTGGTGGTACATTACGTATGACCTCAGATGAATTCTTTAAAGTTAACCTAATGAAATATGATGTGATCTTTCTTGATGGGTTGCATGAACACACACAATTATGGCAAGACTTTCAAAACGCAGTTAAAGTTTTAAGACCAAATGGGATTATAGTATTACATGACATGTTACCACCTGGAGAAAGTCAAGCTGTCTGGCCATTGCCTGATGCTAATAAAGGCGAAGCCCCACGTTGTGGTACAAGTTGGAGAGCTACATTTGATATACTAAAATTACAGAAAGAGTATTTTATTATAGATAGAGAGACAGGTATAGCTATATGGAGAAACAATGATGTACCTAATGATATCCTCGAGGATTCAGAGACTATTAGCTGGGATGAATTCCAAGAGTATAGAAAAAATCCAGGCCTTCCAATAATAGATTCAACTGATGCCTTACAACGTATGTACAAACTAACTAAACTATGATATAATATAACTATGCCAGAGAGTAATTGGAATAAACATACAGGTCTTAAAGATCCTACCTGTGCCTTAAAATTTGTGTGGTCATCTATAAAACTGAGTGAAGGTACATCTGCCAGTTGTCATAGAACCACATATGATAAGATACCTGAGGGAGACTTTGGTAAGTTTCATCACACCCCTACTAAGATGGCAACTCGTAAACTTATGCTGGAAGGTAAATGGCCAGGAAAAGGTTGTGAGTATTGTAAGAAGATAGAAGATGCTGATGGTATCTCAGATAGAATGGAGGCTAACTCCATGACCACTAAACACTTTAGCACGACAGATTGTACAATATTAGAAATGTATTTTAGTAATGTATGTAATCAAGCATGTATATATTGCTCTGCTGAATATAGTTCTAAGTGGGAAAGTGAGAATAAGAAGTTTGGTCTAACACAAAAGATTAATGATTATGCATTAGACTTCTTTCAAGACAAAGAGAATTTCAAAAGAATAAAGAATGAGTTCTGGGAATGGATGGAAGACAACCATAAGCCATTAGTTAAATATAATATATTAGGTGGTGAACCATTCTTTCAACCAGAGCTGTTAGAGAATTTAGACTTCTTTGAATCTCACCCTTGCCCTAATTTAGAGTTAACTATATTTAGTAACCTCAAGTGTCCTGAGAAAAGATTTCGTGATACTATGGATCATATAGAATTCCTTCGTGCCATGGGTAACCTAGGTCATGTAAGAATTATATGTTCTATTGATTGTTGGGGAGATGCATTTGAATATACACGTTGGGGTGCAAAGCTAGAAGAGTTCGATAGGAATCTTGGTATACTTGCATTAGATTATAAAAATATAGAAACTGAAATACATATGACTATGGCTGCAACAACTATAAGAGATATGCCAGAGTTAATAACAAGATTAAACTATTGGAATAATCTAAGAAACCCAGAAAGATGTAAGGCTCCTGAAGCACATGGTGGTGTGAAAGAGAATTCAAAGATAAAACCTATATACATCTCAGGTAACTTTGTTGTATGGCCAAATCATATGGCACCTGACATATTCCCTACAGGATTCTTTAAAGAAGATTGGAAAAGGTTATATGCAGAGTTAGACAAAGGTGTATGGAAAGAACGTATCTATGAACTGATGAGAGGATATGAGAAGTCAATAGATAATACACCTGTTGACCACAACTTGATTAGGTTACTTAAGACTGAATTAACAGATATAGACAGAAGGAGAGGATGTGATTGGAAGAAAACATTCCCATGGTTAAACGATTTAAATACGGATATAAATATTAATACATTATGAATACAAATGATATACTAGAAATGTGGAAAGTCGATGGAGTCATCGATGATTTAAAATTAGATGATACTACTATAAGGATGGCACGTATCCATAGTAAGTACTTAGAGTTACTTACCATTGCTAAGATGACACGTAAGAAGTATGACTTAGAATATAAGACATTGCTTAAAGACAAATGGCTTTACTATAATGGTAAGTTATCTAAAGAAGAGATCGATGCAAAGAACTGGTCATACGATCCATTCAAAGGATTGAATAAACCTCTTAAAGGTGATATGAATTATTACTATGATGCTGATGAAGACATACAAAGATCACAAGCATTGTTAGAAGTACAAAAGATTCAAGTAGAAACTATTGAAGAAATTATGTCTACTATCCGTTGGAGACATCAGAACATTGGTAACATTATAAAATGGAGAAGTTTTGAAGCAGGTGTATGATAGAAAAGATAACGGTACAGAGTAAAGATGCTGCCTTTATCTATGTTGATTGTGAAGATAAAGGAATAATACAAGAGCTAGCAGAGTACTTTACATTCTTTGTCCCTGGCTATAAGTTCATGCCTCAATTCCGTAACAAACTATGGGATGGCAAACTAAGACTACTCAACCTACGTGACCAATCTATTTACAGTGGTCTATACACACACATTGCAGCGTTCGCTGCAGAAAGAAATATACAAATAGAAATTCTAGCTCACGATATATTTAAGACTGAGGCTAACCTTCCTGGAGCACATGGTGAGATTGACATGTCTTTTATAGATGAGTATGTATTACCATTCCCTCCAAGAGATTATCAGTTAGCTGCAGTACAATATGGTCTAGAGAATAGACGAGGACTATTAGTAAGTCCTACAGCCTCTGGTAAATCTTATATAATATATCTTATGATGAGATACTTTATGGACATGAGCTATGACATGATAGCTGATAAGGTATTACTTATTGTACCTACCACATCACTTGTTAAACAAATGGTTGGAGACTTTGCTAAGTACTCTGAGAATGATCCTAACTTTGATGTGAATGAATGCCATGAGATTATGGCAGGTAAAGATAAAGGACATAAGACAAAGAAGATCTATGTATCTACATGGCAGTCTATATACAAAATGCAGAAAGGATATTTCCAACAGTTCGGTATGGTTATTGGTGATGAGGCTCATGGATTTAAAGCGAAGTCACTAACAAGTATACTGACTAAGTGTTCGAATGCAAATTATAGGTATGGTTTAACAGGTACATTAGATGGTACACAAACACATAAGCTTGTCCTCGAAGGTTTGTTTGGACCACATAAGAATATCACAACAAGTAAAGAACTAATTGACCGTGGAGATCTTGCTAACATATCAATCGATATACTATTACTTAAACATAAAGATGAGCATTGTAAAGAAGTAAGTAAGATGAAGTATCAGGATGAGGTAGATTGGATTGTTACATCATCGCGCCGGAATAATTTTATAAAGAATTTAGCCATAGATCTAAAGGGTAATACATTAGTATTGTTTCAGTACGTGGAGAAGCATGGCGAACCATTGTTTAGATTGATTAATGAAGCGAGTGATGATACAAGAAAAGTATTCTATGTCAGTGGTAAGACACCTGCGGACACCAGAGAAGAGATACGAGCTATAACTGAAACAGAGTCTAATGCTATATTAGTCTGTTCATATGGTACATTCTCTACAGGTATAAATATAGTTAACCTACATAACATTATATTTGCATCACCAAGTAAGAGTCAGATAAGGGTATTGCAATCAATAGGTAGAGGATTAAGAAAGAGTACATTAGATACAGTCATATATGATATAGCAGATGACCTACATTGGAAATCTAATAAGAATTATACTCTTAACCATGCCGCGGAACGCGTCAAAATATATTCTAAAGAAAGGTTTAAATTTAAGATGCACGAAATTAAATTGTTATAAATACATACATGGACAAACATTTCCCTTCAGACATATCGACATTACCTGTAAGATTATATAAGCTCATAAATGGTGAGAATATAATTGCTTACACACATAATATAGATGATGAATCTAATGGTGCATTAGTGCATATAGAAGAGCCAATGAAAGTGATTACTGAATCTGCAGAGAATTTTGTTCTAACACCGTGGTTGCCATTTGCTAAGGGTACGTTACATGTCATAGAAGATTTTAACGTTTTATTGACGACCGATCTTCAGGATGATATTAAATCTCATTACATGAAGATTATCCTAGACGAAATCCAACATGATAGTGATGTTTTAGTAGAACAAATGAAGATCATGAAAGGAAACGCCACCACCCATTAACTATATACTGTCCCTCCGCAGAGATACTCTCTTATTATATCATATAAATAGGGCAATGTACATACTTTAGCTAAAATAAATATGGAAATAACATCAAACGCAGCAGACAAAGTAGCCGGAATGAAGTCCGGAGACGAACATCTACGTGTTTATATTACAGGCGGTGGATGTTCAGGCTTTAATTATGGGTTTATATTAGATGAGAAGATAATAGAAGGTGATTATATCCATCATAAGAATGATATGGAATTACGTATTGATCCAATGAGCTTTCAATACCTAGATGGAATTACAATTGATTATGTAGAAGATCTACAAGGATCACGGTTTCACGTGACCAACCCACAAGCAAAAACAACATGCGGATGCGGCTCATCTTTTAGCGTTTAAGTATGTACAAATGAACTTTATATGATATAATGTATACAACATGGAGAAAGTTATGACTGAGAAAATTAAACCAAGAGACAAACCCCATTACGTAAACAATAGGCAGTTTAGTTATGCTGTAGTTGACTACGTTACTGAAGCTAATGCATCTAAAGAAGCTGGCACAAAGAATCCAACAGTACCAGACTATATAGCTATATGCTTTATGAAGATCTGTGAAGGTCTATCACACAAACCAAACTTTGTACGATATACATACCGAGATGAAATGGTAATGGATGGTGTTGAGAATTGTCTTAAAGCAATATACAATTATAGAATAG